CATATTCATCTGCCGCACAGTGCCCCTGTTCAGCCCCGCACGCTTCACCTCACGCCATTTGGGGCGACCCTCGTAAATGTCCTGCCACCTGTCCATATATCCGCTGTAAAAGCCGTTATCCCCAGGAAATTCTTCCTCCGGAAACGCCTGCCGCATTTTTTCTATCATCATTTTTCATCACTCCCTGTCTAAAAAAGGCATAAAAAAACCGCCTGATCTCTCAGACGGTAACAAGCGGACGGAGTTGCACCGCCCATTCACATAATTGTGCGTGTTCCTCTCAACACTTCTACTTGTTATTATGATAATACCACGTTTTTAATACTTTGTCAACCATTTTATTTTCTTTGCCGGAAGGAGCAAAATCACCCTTTTCATTATGATAATACCCCTTGTGGGTGTGTGGCAAGGTTGGAATACCGTTAATAATATGAGTTTTGTCTAAATCTATCTGCTTAAAATGCTTGTTCTTTTTGTTGTAATAAGTGATATATTTAGGCTTATTATCATAATTTAACGTTACATATATTCGACCTTTAGTCATAGTCTCCAATGGTGGAGTAGCACTGCCGCTGTTTGTCCTGACAAATTTTATATTTCCACTTTGCAAAATGGTTGTGTATTCGGTTCCGTATCGCTTGCCTTTATCGCTCACCCCGCTTGCACTTCCTCTACCGCCCACAGGTCATCGCCTCCCTGAATTTATCCTGAAAAGATTTGATGTGAATTATATTCCCTCTGCATTCATCGGGAACAGAGCCGTAAAAGATTATTTCCGAAGGACTGAGCCGTTCACACATAGCCTCATAGCCCCTCAGAAATGCCGCTTTCGCTGCCCTGTCCTTTGCAGTTGCGGCATAATTAAAGCCGATAAAGCCGGAGAAATAGACTTTATCAGCCTTTATAACAGGTATATCATATCTCCCGACAACATCGGGCGTGAACTTTTCAAGATTTTCATACCGCTGTTTTTCGGGTATCATAAACCTATTGTCCTTTCTATCATATCGTTCATATACGGCTCCGTGCTGTATTCCTGCGCATCGAGATTATCAATGTTTGTTGTGCCGTCATCGAGGCGGACATCAGCCGTTTTGACCTTGCTATCCCACATAGCCTCTGAGAGCGCATCTATGGTCGATGTGTAGCCCTTAAGTATCTTGTACCGCCCTGCACCCATCATCACCGTGTAGAAGCGTATGCGGTCGTTTATGGGACCCTTTCGGGCATTATGTATTTCCACACACAAATTTCTTTTCGCCGCATCTATGCGCATACCCTCGATGAGTGTCTGCTCTGCGCTATCGCAATATACATTGACCAGCGGAACGCCCCTGAGAATGAGCCTGCATTCTACGATAAACCCCGCAAAATCAGCATATAGCTGCTCAGGTGTCGCAGCATCTTTCCTGCGGTAATCGTGAACAGTCACCATATCCCGAAGCCCACGGGTGAATCCCGTGCAGTTGAATGCGTGAGCCGACTTGCCGCCGCCGAAGTCAACCCCGACAGTGGCAAGCACGAGGTCAAGTCCGTCAAGGCTGTCAATGATAAAGTCATTCGGACGGTCGTTGAAGCGGCGATATATAACGCCCTCCGCATTGACCCAATCGCCCAGCACATAGCGGTCGTAATAGACCGTGCCTGCATATTCGGTTTTCAGCGCCCTGACGAAATTTGGGTCAAGCGTAGGATTGTCATCGAGAGTGTATTTCTGACAGTAAATATCCGCATCACTGTCAAGAAATTTCTTGAACCAGTGCTGCCGACCCTCAGGGTTGCACGTACCGTCAAAACAGCTGTAAGGCTTGTCAAGTCGGGATTTAAGCATATCGAAGACCGCCTCGCTCCAGGTCACGACCTCATCGCCGTAGCAGTATTTTACGGACATACCACGTATCTTGTCCACCGATGTTTTCTTGTCGGCGCCGAGGCAATAGCATCGCTCGCCGAACAGCATAGCCGTGTTGTCAGTCGTTCGGATAGGCTTCACCAGTTCCTCACCCCACAGCTCCTGCAGGGGATATATGACATTTCGGAGCAGCGTGCCCTGAGTATGTCCCAGGAGCAGCACAGCCCCCTCACGTCCCGCCACACTGCGAATGCGTTTGGGTATGGCGTAATAGTCCATATACGTCTTTCCAGAACGTGTCGCCCCTGTCTTGACATTCCATCGGTGCGTAGCATTCCGAAAATATTCCTGCTGCATATCCGTGAACATCAGAAGCCCCCTTCGATCTTGCCGAGGACTTCATCAAGCTTGGAGAGTGCCGCACTGTCTCCCTCGGAAGAAGCCTTTTCCTTAAGCTTAAGCTCACGCTTTTTAAGGGCAAGCTCCTCGTGCGCAATATCCTTGCCGAGTATCTGCATCACCCTGTCAAACGCCTTTGTGTCACCCTGAGCGGCACTGAGAAACATAGACATAACAAGCACCATCTCGTTGTCCATATCATCGGGAGAAACACCGAGAGCTTCCCGCTGCTCCCTGTCATTGGCAGCAGCGGGAAGCTCAAGCAGAGCCTTCATCTTCTGCTTCATATCCTTTTTGCGCCGCCTTGCTTCACCCGATGCCTTGCCGCCTTTTTGAGTGATTTCTCGGAGTTCACTCGGAGTTCGTTCGGAATTTGATATTAGATTTTTTTCATTCACGGGTCACCACCTGCCGAAAAATAGGATAAAAAAATCCGCTTACAGCCTTTAACCGTAAGCGGATTTAAAAAAGCGGATATAAAAATTCACTATACTCATTTTAGCACAAACATAGTGACATGTCAAGCATTTTTTGAAATTTTCACAAGAGCCTTGCCGTGAAGCCTATGTACGTGCCGCACACTGATTCCCATTTTGGCAGCAATCTGTCCCCAAGACTTGCAGTAAAGATAATGCAGGTTAAGCACTTCCCGCTGCCGTTCATCTTTCACAAGGTAAATGAGCCTGCCCGCCGCACAATACGGGTTTGAAAGTTCTGCTTTGCATTTGTCCGCTTGGGTTTCATAATCAGATACCTCGCAATATGATTCTTCAACGGAATTTCCGTTGCGCTCATATTCTGCGCCTGTGCTGTTATATCGCACTGTTTTGCCGTCTGTAAGTCTGCTCTCATAGCTTTTGTGCTTATTTTTGGCGTTAAGGTACTCAATGCCCGCTTCCCGAGTTGAGCTAAGTATCTTTTTCACTTCCTGTACTGTCATCTTCAGCCCTCCTATAAGCCGTGTCTAAAATTGATTAACCCCTATTCTTTTTCAGTCATTTAATTGTAGAGCTTCTGATCTCACGAATACGGGCCTTTAATGCCTCCAGCAATGCGTCCTGTACGTCCGCTTTGCCCTCAAGGGCTGCAGCCACGTCAACATCACGTGTGTCCTGAGTAACTAACCGATGGATTATCACCTTATCGGCCTGCCCCTGTCTGTGTAGTCGTTTGTTTGCCTGCTCATACAGTTCCAGTGACCAGTTAAGTCCAAACCAGATTATATGATGCCCTCCTTGTTGTAGGTTCAGACCGTACCCGGCGGACGCAGGGTGCGCCAGAAGAATGTCGATCTTTCCGCCATTCCAGTCCTGCTGATCCTTGTCCGTTCGAAGCGGTCTGACTGAAAGAGAGGTCTTTTCCAAATGTTTTAGTATGCGTGTAAGCTCATGTTGAAAGTTATAGAACACAAGGGCGTGCTGCCCGTTGAGACCCTCGATCAGCTCGGAAAAAGCCTCAAGCTTTCCGTTGTGTATTTCAATAATATTTTTATCCCCGTCATACACGGCGCCGCTTGCAAATTGCAGTAGCTTTCCCGAAAGCACAGCGGCTGTTCCGGCATCAAGAGTGTTTTCATCTATCTGCAGCAGCATATCTCTTTCAAAGTCTTCATACTGCTTTTTTGTCTTTGCATCAAGGAAAACGGGTACATCGACCGTAATACAGTCAGGAAGAGAAAGATAATCGGAGGCTTTCATAGATACGCATATGTCTGAAATAGCATCTTTTATCGCTTCCTCGGCTCCCAGCTTCATCTTGTATGTGGTGAAATGGCCTCCGTGGGTTTCACATTCGCAGTATCGTGTACGGAATTGCGTTATTCTTTTTCCGAGCCGCACGCCCTGATCTATCAGATATATCTGCGCCCACAGGTCGGTCAGACCGTTGCTTGCGGGTGTACCTGTTAAACCGACAAAGCGCTTGATGTGCTGCCGAACGTAGCAGAGGGATTTAAAGCGCTGTGCCTTGCTGCTTTTGAAGCTTGAAAGCTCATCAACAACGACCATATCGAAACGCCAGTTGTTCGCATCGTATTCCACAATCCACGGAACGTTTTCTCGGTTTATGACATACACATCTGCAGCGGTATTTAGTGCACGTACCCTCTGTTGTACGGTTCCGATGATCTTTGATATGCGCAGATGCTTTAGGTGATCCCACTTTTCTGCCTCAGTGCTCCACGTCATTTCTGCAACCTTTTTGGGGGCGATGACCAGCACTCTGCTGACCTCAAATCTGCCGTAGATCAGTTCATTTATCGCCGTAAGCGCTATGACTGTTTTTCCGAGACCCATGTCAAGCAGTAAACCCAGATCCTTGTCCGTAATTATCCTGCTTATGCAATAGTTTTGATAATCGTGCGGTTTGAATTCCATTTTTACCGCAGCTCCTTTCCAATCACGCCCAGAAAAGCTTCTACTTCGGAAACTGAACGCAGTATTACAACTGTCTGCTTCATGTAGCGCAGCTCTTTTATCCGAAATGCCTGCTGCTTTGACAAGGCACCTTTCGGTGATTTCAGCTCTGCAAAAATAACTGTGCCGTTTGGGAGGCATATTATCCGATCGGGCACGCCATTGCTTCCGGGCGAAACAAATTTATATGCCCTGCCACCGATTGATTTTACGCCGTCACACAATTTTTTCTCGACCTTGTTTTCGGGCTGCCCCATTCAGTATTCACTCCTTGTAACTTTTTCGCGCACGCACGCACGCGTATGCACATATTTCATTTAGGCGCATTAGGCGATATATATTCTCTCTATGCTCTCTATTTTTTCCTTTTTATATAAGTTTAAAGTTACAAAGTTACGAAACAAGTATAAAACGTTTATCTGCGCCATTTGCACCCGTAACTTTGACCGTAACTTTCTGTAACTTTCGTAACTTTGACTGTAACTTTGAAGTCTCAAAGTTACAGAAAGTTACAGTCAAAGTTACAGCTTTTTCGAACGTATAAATCCTTTTTGCACACCGTATTCCGCACCGAATCTTATAGCTTTTTGAGACTTATCCCAGCCGGGGATCCTTTGAAGAATACAGTTTATTTCAATAGAATCACTTCTGCGCATAGTCCTCAGATCTCCTCCGAAGCACTCGCACCATATTTCCGCCGCGCATATCTTTTCTCGGGCAGTTCTTTTGACTCCTTCCTTCTGAAAGTCTGCCTGCCAGTACATACGGCGCTGCGTTATCGAGCGTTTATCCCAATCGGGCAATATTTCACGTGCAACAAACTCACGGATAACACCCTCCTTGGAACTCTGCTCAGAGTGTGCTTCCTGCACAGCTTCCGCAAGTTTAAGAGCCTCACCTGTAAGATACAAATTCTCACCCAGTTGCCAAGCCGTAAGCGCTTCTGCCCATATCTGCGGCGCTTCTGCGGATAAATCACTGAATACATTTTTGGTCGGCTCATGCACAGCACAGTCTATGGGCCAGAAACGGCGGTTTCCGGTTTTATCCCGAAGAAACTCCGATTCGTTTGTTGTTCCGAAAAACACGCATCGCCTTGGATACACCGACGTTCTGCGTCCATATGGCTCACGAAATATGTCCTCGACCTTGGATAAAAACTGTTTTACAGCGTTAGTTTCAGCACGGTTAAGGCCATTAAGCTCACCGACTTCATTGATCCATACGCCCTGCAGCATCTCGCAGGCTTCTTTGCCTTCAAAAGTTGACAGACTGTCCGAAAACCACTTACCGCCGAGGATCCTCAGCAGGGTGCTTTTGCCTATGCCCTGTGGCCCTGCAAGTATGGGCATGGTGTCGTACTTTACACCCGGGGACATAACACGCGCCACAGCAGCTGTCAGTGACTTCCTGGTGGCTGCTCTTGTGTACGCAGAGTCCTCCGCACCGAGATAATCAATGAAAAGGGTATCAAGCCTCTGTACTCCATCCCATGGCGGCAGAGAAGTCAGATAATCCTTGACAGCGTTATAAGTATGTTTGTGGCATGCAAGCGAGAACGCATCAAGGATACGCTTTTCACCCGTTATGCGATACGCCTTTTCAAGGTAGTGGCGAAGCCCGGAATCGTCATTGTCCGTCCATATGCGGCGCTCAGAGCTGCTGTCCCACGGGAGAACGCTAAGGGCATAAACTCTATTGCTGAATTCTTCATAGACGATCCTGTTTTTAAGCAAGGGGTCATTTTCGAGTATGATAAGTACGTTGTCAACAGTCTTTGCCGCTCCGCCGCTTGATGTTGAAACCTCAAGTAGTGATATCCAGTTTTCGATTTCTGCCGGGGTTTCTGCTCCAAAGGCTTCTACCGCCTGCTGGTACCGCTCTGTGTTGAGTAGGGCGGCAACAGCTTTGTCAGCCGCAGCAAAGCGGCACATTTCTGTGTACGACGGCAGCTTGTTTGTGGGCGTATCAGGCTTTGCATCATCGTCTCTGTTGCCGAACAGATGCAGCCTTGCAAGATCAAAAGCATTGCAAAGCTTACCGCCTGCAGGATCGGTCGCATGATGGGAGTAAAGAAACTGACCATCATTGTAAACGACTGCACCTCCTGTTGTCGAACCGCCCGAATAGGTGAAACGACCGTCCGTTCCGCACGGGGTGTACACATCGGGAATAATCTCATATATTACTCTGTAAATATCGTACGTCTTGCAGAATGCACCGACAATGCCGCTCTTCTCTGTAGGATCTGCCTGCTTTGCCCCTTTGGGTATCTTGGGCGCAGCAACGCCTTTCCATTCTGTAATATCGTGCCAGTCGGTGTACATCGCGAGCATTCCGTCTGTGTCTATAAATGGGTTATCTGCATATTCACATATATACGTGCTGTCTGATGAGCAGGACGGCCAGTACATGAGGCGGGAAGCTTCGAATGTAGTCGGGTCGCACATATCCATTCCGACGAATTCTGCCAGCTTACGCGCCAGGGGCTCGTATTCGTCCGCTGAACAGGGGTGGCTCAGAGGAATAAGTACTCTGAGTCTCGGAGCGGCTTCACAATGCTTGCGTGTACTGTATATGCAATAACCAAAGCCCAGTCCGTCAATCTTTCGCAGCACATGCTGCGTTTCGCTGGCTCTAATGTTGTCAAGGTCAAGGGTAATAAGATCACGCTCTGCAACGGCGTCCGCTTTGCGTCGGCTTCCTTTAAGCAGGCCGCCCACAAAACCGCCTACGTCTTTCAGATCGTCCTGCTTTGATTTAGGCAGGGCAAGGTATTCGGCAAGTGTTTCCGTACCCCTTGCGGGGGTACGGAGCTTTTCGCAAAGCTCTGACCACATTATTTCCTGGGGGATCCAGCTGACAGCTTTTCTGCTCGATCCGACAGTGATATTTAAAAGTTTATCATTGAGCATATTTGCCCCCCCTGATAGTTATTCTTTTTTGTAGTAGTCTCCGACAAACCCGTCGGCGTTGAGTATAAGCCCCGGCGCCCATGCAATGGGCTGCTTCATAAGGCTGCATAATGCGTCAAGATCTGCTCTGTCTGCAGGACAGTCAACAACCGCCTCATCGTGTATGTGCATGACCGTCTTATAGCCTGCCTTATCAAGTCTGTCAAGCGTAACGGCGAGGCAGTCACGGGCGATGGCCTGCACTACGTTTTCAGTCAATTTTCCGCCGTATGTTGACAACCGTCCCCACTTTTTGGAGTTGCCGTCCTGCCCCATGTAATGGACAGCGGGTTTTCCAAAGCTGTTTTCAGCTATCTCCGGAAACGGGTAAAACATTTTTCTGCCGCTCGGCAGTGTTATGGTCATGCACTGTAGCCCTGACACGGGATCAAACTCGTAATGGAACGTCAGGCATTTTACAACGTTCGGGCGGAAATTCGTGACAGTATCGAGAGCAGCCCGCTCCATTGCATACCACAGATCTTTTATCCTCGGATTTGCCTCCCGCCATGCCGAAACTATCTCGGGAAGTTCTGCTTCGGAGAGACCCATTGACAGCGCTCCCATATTTATCAGAGCGCCGACAGAGCCCTGATAACCAAGAGCCAGTTCGGCGACTTTGCCTTTAGCCCTGAGAGCGTATTCGGGATTACCTTTTTTGATACGTTCGATTGGAACATGGAACATCTGCGATGCCGAAGCTTCATATATTTTGCCGTGGGTTGCGAATACTTCCTGCCGCCAGCTTTCACCCGCAAGCCACGCTATAACACGTGCTTCGATGGCCGAAAAATCCGCCACTGCGAATTTGTTGCCATCGGAGGGGATAAACGCAGTGCGTATCAGCTGTGAAAGGGTGTCGGATACGCTGCCGTAGATAAATTGCAGCATGAACGTGTTTCTTTCCTTCGCAAGTTCACGGGCGATAGAAAGGTTTTCTATGTAAGTCCTTGGAAGGTTCTGCACCTGTATCAACCGCCCTGCCCATCTGCCCGTGCGGTTTGCGCCGTAAAACTGGATAAGCCCTCTCGCTCTGCCATCAGCGCAGACGGCGTTTTCCATTGCTGTATATTTCTTTACCGAGGATTTCGAAAGCTCCTGCCGTAGCTGCAAAACACGCTTTACATTTTCCTGCGGAATATCCTTGTCGAGCATATCGGATACAGTTGCTTTATTGAGATTTTCGACTTCCATGTCTATTTCGGTTTCAAGCCATTTTTTCAACTGCGAAACAGATTTAGGGTTATCAAGCCCCGTGATCCTGACAGCTTCTTCGGTCAGCTCTGAGTTTATCTTGTCTGCGCAGCCTATCGCTCCGCTTACAAGATCAAGGTCAAGCCGTACCCCGTAAGCGTTTATCCGCTGATCAAGTTCCCATTGAAGCTGCACATCAGCGGGTACGGGGAACGCAGACAGCGTATTGTCAACAGTCATCTCCGTAACAACGTCCTGTACGCAGTAGGTTTTGAACAGATCCCATTTTTCAGGTGCATGATGCGGGAGATTTCTCATTCTGTTGCCATTCGCCGATGAGGGTTTACACGGCTTGCAAAAATAGTTTATCAGCGCTTTGCCGATACCCATCTTCTTTTTATCCTGAGGCAAACCGAGCGCTTCACCGACTGCGGCAAGGCCACCCGGAAACCCGCAGTATAGTCCGTGCAACATAGTGCAATGCCATTTTGACAGCCATTGTGCTCTTTGATCCGCTGATAAGCCAAAATGCTTTGAAAGGCAGTACCACTCAAAGGCGGCGTTGTAGGCGTGTAGTATGCAGTCGGACGAGAACATCAAGTGAACTATGTATTCGGAAATAGAGTCCCCCGTAGTCAGATCCACGATACGCACAGGGGCGTTATCAAGGCTGTAAGCAAAAAGCAGTATCTCGAAATCATCGGACTGCACATATTTGTACAGTCCGGATTTCTTAATATCTACGCTCGAATAAGTCTCAATATCGATCGAGATATTGTGAAGCATATTATCTCACCTCAGAACGGGATAACAGATCCGCCGGAGCTCTGGAAAGGATCAAAGCCCTGGGGATAAAAGGGAGTATTCTGCGCCTGTGTGGGGTAGGTCTGCTGAACAGGCTGAGCGTAATTCTGTGGCGCCCAGTTCTGCGGAGCTGGCTGCTGATACTGCGGCTGCTGTGGAGCTGCTCCCATCGGAGCGCCGAAAGCTTCCGCTGCGGAAATTCTTCCGCCTAAAGGCTCACCGTCTTCAAGCTTTTGCACGGCCTGAAGTCCAATTCCTACACCCCTCTTACCATTGGAGTTATAGGGGAAGAAGTTGACGCATACACGGGCGTAGCAGCCGCTGTAAACATCGGTCTGATTGATAACGGGGTTAAGATTAGCGTCAACGACCTGAGGAGCCTGCTTGCTTGATGCAGTGAATACCCAGTGCCCCTTGCACTCTTCGCCGAATGCTTCTCCGTTAGGGCGCACACCGTCGCCGTCATGGATAGCGGTTGCGACAACAGGCGGCATAACACCGTTCCACTTCTTAGCAACACCCTGCTGCTTAGCGGCGGTGACGGCGGCGTCAATGCGCTGCTTTGTTGCGATGTCTGACTTTGGGATAAGCACAGTTACTGAGTACTTTGCCTCCTGCCCGGGATTGTTTGCATAGGGCTCAAAAAGGTGAGTATATGAGAGCCTTGCACGGTCGGTTGTTACAGTTGTTTCGGTCATAGCCATGATTAATTTCCTCCAAACATTTCTTTTACATCGGGTTTAAATTCTTTCCTTTTATCATCAGCGGGGGCGAGAGCGGGTTTGCCCTGCGGTTTTATGATCTTATCGCCGATAAGCTCTTCAAGCTTTTTCTTCGTGACAAGTTTTTCGAGCTCGGTAAGGTTAATGGGTTTGCGTTCATAAAGCAGTGCCTCATCGTAGCCATTTGATTTAAGTACATCAAATGCACTGTCGATATCGGATATCTTGCGAATGCTTCTGCCCTCGACGACCTTCCACCCTGATATATCAGTTCCTGACAGGATAGCATTCAGTGCATACTCCTCGAGATCTGTTACCCAGTTCTTTAATGTCTGAGCCCGAGTAAGGACGCCACCGATCTCTGTGTCAGTAAGCAACTCCTTAGGCACTTTTGCATCATTTTCAAGAGCAAAGAAGCTTTCAGTCCTTGCTCTGCAGTTTGCCTTCGCCTTGCAGAAACGGCACCAGTCACCGCATTTGAAGTCGCCCCCGCCGTTGTATGCCAGCTCAGCTATGGGCTTTATGCTTTCGCCCCATGCGGTAATGTCGGTGTAGCTGATCTCCCACGACGAAATACCATCGGTAATACGTGGTTGCACGATATGCAAAAACACATGCTGTATATCATACAAAAAGCTATATTCTGCGACAGCACCCAGGGCGTAAAGCATAAGCTGTGGGTTATGCTCTGCACTTACGGGAACACCCTTACCGTATTTAAAATCAATGATATGCAGATCGTTTTTACAAATCAGTACGCAGTCACTTGTTCCGAAACCGTCCTTTGCGATATGAGAATAATTCAGCTGTTTTTCAATCACAACATACGGTTTTGCTTTGCTGTACTTATGAGCGATTGAAAGTACGTAGTCGAGATAGTCATCTGTGTACCCGTCCATTTCGGGCGAATAAGCGGGATCAGCCTTTATAGTGTCAAAAGCCTTTGTATACTTTGACTTAGGCATGACCTCAAACTTACGTCTGAGTTTAAGCTCAGCAAGCGCATGAGCAAGAGTACCCTCAGCAGCGTATTCACTGGGCTTGTCCGGCATACCCTCGGTCAGCCTTATCGACGGGGGACAGTTTATCCAGCGCTTGGCTGCCGATGCGGATAAAAGGGCATGTACCTCGGGCATTATATCTTACCTCCCAGCGCACGGATACCGTTTGCGAAAGCAGGGTATGAATCCTTAGGCAGCTGCTGTATGCTCTGTACATTCTGCATGTTTCCCGCAGCATCTGTAAAAGTGAACGAGTGCAGAAGATTAAGCAGTTCTGTCTGTCTGCCTGCCTCGCATATGGGTCGTGCGGCAAGGGCAAGCTCATCCATGGTATACTCACGTGATGCAGTGGGGATCATCTGAGCAACGGGAGGGGCAATAGTAACCACCTGAGTAGGAACCGTCTGCGCCACGGGAACAGCAGTCGGAACATGTGGCATCTGCTGTGCGGGTGTAGCCTGTACGGCTGCAGATTGTGCTGTGGGAATGGGGGCTGCGGGGGTAGGCGCATAGGGCACTGAGAGAAGCTTGGCGATTTCAACTGCCTGTGCGGGGGATACTTCGATAGTCATTTTGATACTCATAGATCATTACCTCTTTCTATTATTGTTTTTTACTTTATTTAATGCTTTTTCAAGCACAAAATCGGGTACGATTACCCCGTCGGGGCGTACATGCAGATCAAATGCTTCATGCTGCATCGATTCGGAAAAATATGACGAGAGCCATTGTGTAAAATTTATAAGGTCGCTATTGCTACTGCTTATAATGGCGTAAGCCGTGAGTGCTCGCCTGTCAGTTTTCGTTTTGGATTTAGCTGCTATAGCACGCATTTTGAGCCTGAACTGTGCGTTATCGACTGTGCATGAAATCTCGCATTCGGGTATAAGCGTATAAAATGCCTTTTTGGATAAGTTGTAGAGCTCTTCGGCGCTTACTCTGATCTCAGTCATATGCTTCTTCCTCACTTTCTGCATCGTCCGAAAGTACCGCACGCTGATCAGCAAACGTTATCATTTCTGATGCAAGATATGTAAGGCTGTGCCCTGTGACTCTTTCCCAGTCTGTGAGAAGCTCATAGGCTTCCTCCGTAAGTCGGACAATGCACGATTTATTATGCTTTCTTACTTTTGTGGGACGGTGAAAAACAAGTTTATCCTCCATACTTGACAGCCTCCTCTGAATATCCTATAATAGGATTGTCTTATTTATCTTTTTGCCGTGTACGGTTGCCGCCGTCACGGCTTTTTTTACCCCTGCACAGGGCATTCAGAGAGCGACAGAATACTTGCCGCACCAACAAACTGCTGAGCGCATTCATTCGCCATCTCAAAGCTGTGTGCCTGAATGCGGCAGCTGTACTTCCTGCCCTCATAGGCGTATCTAAGGATATACCATTTCATTTTTACACCTCCTTGCAATCTGTGATAACCGCCTCGACCAAATCATCAAGGCTGCTTTCCGAAAAAATCCTGTCCTTTGCCTTAGCTTCGGCAGCTTCTCTCGACCCAGCCGATACGCTGTACACATCGTTGAATGCGCCGCCCTTGAACCTGAGGTGGACATATACGTTGTATGTGCTCATTACTTTACACCTGCCTTTTCCTTAGCCGCTTCAAGCAGCTTCTTGTCGATGATACGCTTGAGGCATTTTGCCATAATCTCAGGGCTTGGCTCGTTCACGAGTATGATCCTGCGTCCGCTTTCGGACATCATTTCGCTGATGATGGGCTTTGTGGCTTCATTCATGTTTGATTTCCTCCTTTGTTAAGGTGTATGCTCAAAAAGCTTTTCGGCGGGAATATCAGGGAAAAGAGCCTGAATAATGCCGACCTCTTTCCACCAAAAGTCCACTCGCCCCGTCATTTTTTAGGCAAAAGCACGAGGAGTAATGTTGAGCATATTTGCTATGTCCTTTTTCTTCATGCCGTTTTTAGATATTTCGGCTTCAAGATTAGGGTAATACGGTTTATTCATTGTCAAAATACAGTCACCTCCTGTAAAACATCAGTTAAATGATGTCTGCATATTTACTATACCACATTAAAATGATGTTGTCAATACCTTTTTTGAAAAATACTTCAATAAAATGATGTTTTGTTCTTGACACAACCGTAATATTGTGGTATATTATGTTTAGAGGTGATAGTATGGGACTTGAAAGAATTAACGATTATAAGAAGATTAAAAATCTTACAAATAAAGACATCTCAGAAATAACAGGCATATCAATAAGCAGTTTGGATAAAATCACATCTGGAAATAATACAAATCCAAAACTTGAAACTGTAAAATTGATTTGCGGAGCTTTAGGGTGTAAATTAAGTGATTTGCTTGATGATGATAATTCAAAGGAAGAATTTACTCTTCAAGAAGTCAACACAATAAAAAAATACCGCACTCTTGATGAATGCGGCAAGGAGCTGGTAACAGCTGTTATTGATATAGAGTATAAGCGTTGCACATACAAGCCTGAGCCTAACAGAGACGATCTCATTGATATAAGCATAAATTATGCTCCCGTTTCCGCAGGTCTCGGCGATGAGCTGGAAGACTACGAACATTGGGAAAAGGTAAGCGTGCCTCTCACTCCGGAGAGCCGTAAGGCAGATTTTATTCTGCGTGTTGACGGTGACAGTATGGAACCTAAGTTCAGTAATGGGGATTATCTTCTTGTCCGCAAGCAGCCTGCTGTGGATATAGGTCAGATAGGTATTTTCGATGTTGACGGCAAGGGTTATGTCAAGAAATACGGCGGAGATAAGCTTATATCTTTAAATCCTAAGTATAAGGATATTTCTACCACAGATGACAGCCGCTGCTTTGGCTTGGTGCTCGGTACAACGGATATTATTGAAGAATAAGTTTACTACAAAAAAAGGACGTGACAAAATGCCAAGATGTAAAAAATGTGGGAAATGGGGATTGTTTCTTAAATTGGACAAAAATGGTCTATGCGACAAATGTGCTTTGGAACCTTGCTATGATTTAAATAGCATACAGGGGATAAAAAGTATCCCTGTTAAGTCATTTAAATATGATCCGAAGGACGGTAAAAGTTACGCTTATTACAATATCGAATATGTATTGCAGCGAAAAGCGACAGAGCATAAGAAAAATGGTCGTTTGGATTTGGCAATAGAGTGCCTTAGAAAATCAAATGAAATAATGCCTCTTTCGGATATGACATACCCGATTGATGATTATCTGAGACTTGCAAAGTATCTTCGGTTAGATAAGCAGTTTGATGAAGCTCACAAAGTTGAAGAGATGTATTCAAATGGAAATTCTGCTGCAGAAAAAATATTGGATATAAATAGCATCAACTTAAAGCAAACTGACCTGGCAGGGGAAATGAATACGGATTTGGTGGACGTTGTATGTAATTGCTACCATTGTGCAGAGTGCTCTGCATATGGAAATAGAGTGTATTCCATTTCGGGCAAAGATAAGCGATTTCCAAAGTTGCCCGATTATGTCAAAAATAATGCAGGGCATTGTTCTATGATTATTTACCCATTTATATATGGAATTCATTATTTAACAGACCCATATACTAACAAGTCTATATCAGGCACTGACGTAATTGAATATAGCAATCGACCATTTACTGATAGCAGACCACAACAATGGATAGATGGATATAACCATTTATTAGAATTAAAGCACAAAAGAGAAGTTGATGAACTTAACAGTAAATATGCGCAGCAAGAATATGAGCAAATAGTGATAAAGCTGCCCGATATTGCGCCTAAAAGTCAGGCGGGATATACACGAATGAAAAAAGCTGCTTCTGCTAATTTCAAAAAAATATCAGAAGCAGCCCGTGAAGCCGGAATAACTATTCATGATTTTGAAAACGAAGATTGACAATTAAGGAGAGTGTACTCAATGAAAAAAATAATATCAGCTGTTCTTGCAGTCATGTGTGTGATGTCAGTTTTTTCAGCGTGCGGCAGCGAAGCAGCACCAAATACCGAGGTGTCTGTTTCCGAATCCGTGTCTGAAGAGGGGCAGAGCAGTGACAGCGTTATCAGAAATATTAAATGGGGTATGTCAATAGACGAAGTGAAATCCTCCGAAACTGCCGAATTTGATAGTGAAAAGGAAAATAAAAGCCTGCACTATAAAAACATTGATATGTTCGGTCAGAAATTTGATTTGACATATGCTTTTGATGTATCTGACGGTTTATATTCGGCTGTATATGGCAGTCCTGATCTTATGCCCGATGATGCGGCAGCTCTCCAGAAGTCAATAATAGACACATTGACAGAAAAGTATGGAAAAGGTGAAGACGGCAGCCCGTTGTATGATCTTATCTGGTATTCCGGTGATACTAAAATATCACTTTTTATCGGTACACCAAAGGACAATGATACCCTTACATATTTCAGAATATGGTATCAGAAAGATGATGATGCAGCCAGCAGATCCGATAATGGAAATCTTTGATTTATAAATAAACATCCCCGCCCGGCGCTGGAACACCGAACGGGGAAGAAGCTGTGATACAATCACAACCTTAGACAAGTTTATTGTATCATAGCTCCCTGAAAATGTCAAGGAGTGATTTAAATTTGAAAACCGCCGTAATATACGCCCGATACTCTTCGGACAAGCAGACGGAGCAGTCCATCGAGGGACAGCTTTACGACTGCTACAATTACGCCAAGCAGCACGGCATAACAGTCGTGCAGGAATACATAGATCGAGCCATGACAGGCAAAAACGATGATCGTCCCGCCTTCCAGCAGATGCTTCATGAAAGCGCCATGCACAAGTGGGATAGTGTTATTGTGTGGAAACTTGACCGCTTTGCACGCAACACCATAGACAGCGCCGTCAACCGCCAGATTTTAGCTAAAAATGGCGTTAAGCTGCTGTCCGTCATGGAGAGCTTTGGGGACGATGCCAGCGGTCAGATGATGACCCATATCATTGAAGCAATAAACGAATACTACAGCGCCGACCTCAGAGAAAAGACTATCCGAGGAATGAGGCAGTCGGCAATGAAGGCTCAGACAACGGGACATATCCCGCTGGGTTACAAGGTTGTTGACAAGAAGCTGGTCATTGACGAAGATACCCGCATTATCCCCGACACTGTGTTTCGAATGTACGCAGAGGGGGAGAGGCTCACTGACATAGCCGATCATCTGAACGCCCAGGGCTATCGCAACCGCCGAGGCAGGCCGTTCACCACAAACAGTTTTTACAATATGCTCAGCAACGAAAAATACATAGGGATATATAAATATGATGACATTGTTATCGAGGGAGGCATACCGCAGATGATACCCAATGACGTTTTTGAAGCCGTAAGAGAAAAGCTGATAACCAACCGCAAGAGAGCCGCCAAGAACACCGCCAAAGCCGACTATTATTTGTCGGGTAAATTATACTGCGGTCACTGCGGAGAGCCTATGAGCGGGCTGTCAGGCACAGGACGCAACGGGGTCAAGCACTATTATTACCGCTGTAACGGCGTGCAGAAAAAGTCAGGCTGCCATAAAAAGCTGGAGAATAAATATCTAATAGAGGACGAGGTATGCAGAGCAGCACGGTCGGCGTTTGAGCAGATGGACAAGGCGGAGACTGCCGAGACCATTTATCAGATGTATTTGCAGACGGTCCGAAATGAGTATGCGCCCGCTGAACTGGAAAAAGAGCTGACCGAATGCACTAAGCAGGCTGAGAACGTGGTAAACGCCATAGCTCAGACAGGCGGAAATCAGCTGCTTTATGATAAGGTCAGGGAGCTGGAAGAACGCAAGGAGCAGCTCAGCTCCGCACTCAGGCTGTCTCAGGCAATGACAGACAATGTGCCATCAGTGGAGCAGATCACCGTGTTTATAGATGATATCCTCGCAACCGATATCAACACCACCGAGGGCAAGAAAGCTATCGCCGACATCATGATATCAAAGGTGTATGTTTACGACGACAAGCTCACGGTCATTTTCAAGGACAAGGACGGCAAAAGCGTTGATATACCGCTCTCAGCCGTGTCAGATAGCTCCTCAGCGGATTGTGCTCCCTCTGCGCTGGGGAGCCAATCACGCATAATCCGAACACTTTCGTCACTAAGAATGTGTTCGGATTTGTTGTTTATTTTTGATATTGAAACCGTCCGAATTTTTATAAGTTCGGGCGGTTTTTGTTATCATAAAGTAAAATTCGCATTAGGTTTGAGTGCTGATTATAAGGTCAAGATAGAATTTATGCAAATTGTTATCTTTGTATAA